CGAGAGACAGTCACAGGTTTGGTTTGCTCCAGCGGGCTTCAACCGTGGTGGACTTTCTGACGGTGCAGCAGGCATTCCAGTTACAAACGTAACAGAACGTCTATCTTCCCGTGACCGCGACACGCTTTACGAGGCTCGCATTAACCCAATCGCAAGCTTCCCAAGCACTGGTATTGTAGTGTTCGGTCAGAAGACCCTACAAGAACGTCCATCTGCTCTAGATCGCATCAACGTGCGTCGTCTAGTCATCTACCTCAAGAAGCAGATCTCCATCTTTTCTACTCAAATTCTCTTTGAGCAGAACGTACAGGCAACTTGGAACCGCTTCAAAGGTCTTATTGAACCATTCCTTGCAAACGTCAAGACTCAATTCGGTATCACTGATTACCGTCTAATTCTAGACGAGAGCACCACAACACCTGACCTTATCGACCAGAATGTTGTTTATGCTAAGATTATGATTAAGCCAGCTAGAGCAATCGAGTACATCGCTATCGACTTCATCGTTGCTTCAACCGGCGCATCATTTGACGACTGATAACCGGGGGCTTTTGCCCCCACCTACTACTTATTTATGAAACATAGGAGAACCTAACAAATGCCATTCTGGTCAGAAAACTTTGGTGATGGGACTAACAAAAAAGACCCAAAAAGAAATTTTAGATTTATCGTAGAATTCGGCGGTATTAATGCTACTCCCGGTGGTGCTGTAGCTTGGTACGCTAAAACTGCTCAAAAGCCTTCATTTGCTATTGCAAATGCAGAGCACAAGTACCTTAACCACACTTTTTATTATCCCGCAGGTGTAACTTGGAACCCGATTTCAATTACCATGGTTGATCCTGTCGACCCTGATATGTCAGCCACTTTCTCCGATATCATAACCGCAGGCGGCTATCGTCCCCCGACTGATACTACTTCTCTTGGTACCATGTCTAAGGCAAAGGCTGCCTCTGCTCTCGGTACTGTTACTGTCACTCAAATTGATTCAGACGGTAAACCACTTGAGACTTGGACTCTTTGGAACCCATTCATTGAAGATATCAAGTATGGCGACACCCTTGATTACACAAATGCAGAACTTACAGAAGTTTCCGTCACTCTCCGTTATGACTGGGCAAGAATTGAAACTTCGACTGACTCTTCTGCTGTAAGTGCCGGTGGCCGTGAGTTCTTCAAGGTATAATTTAGACAATAATTAAACGCGAGGTGTAAATTGTCAAGAAACCAAGATCGTCTGGGCGGCGTTCAACAGCCCGACACGAGCCCCCCACCACAGATAGCTGGTGAGGGTTTCTCGTTTGTAATTCCCACTGAATTTGTGGATCTTCCATCACTAGGAAGATATTATCCAGAGAACCACCCTCTTCATAATAAAGAAAGTATAGAAATTAAGCAGATGACTGCAAAAGAAGAGGATATTCTCACATCAAGAACGCTATTAAAGAAAGGTCTTGCTTTGGAGAGGTTGTTACAAAGCTTGATTGTAGACAAATCAATCGACCCGACAACTTTGCTTGTTGGAGATCGTAATGCAGTAATAATTGCTGCTAGGGTTTCTGGATACGGTAGTGATTATGCTGTTTCTGTTGACTGTCCTGCTTGTGGTACGAATCAAGATTATGGATTTAATCTAAAAGAGTTACAAATTACTCATGGAGATGTAGATCATACAATGGATGTTACAGATAACTTAGATGGAACAATTACTTGTATTCTGCCAAAGACTGAAATTACTGTAGTTGCCAGACTATTAACGGGCAAAGAAGAGAAAACAATTACTAACATCATAGGCGGAAACAATTTGATATCAAAACAGCTTGAATCATTAATTGTTAGTGTAAACGGAGACTCTTCTAGAAAAGCAATCCAATATGTTGCCAATAATATACCTTCAATTGATTCACGTCACTTGCGTATGGTTGTGAAAGAAGCTACTCCCAATGTTGATTTAACTCAAGAATTTTCTTGTACCAATTGTGGTCATACGCAAGAAATGGAGGTGCCGCTTACGGCAAACTTTTTTTGGCCTGACCGATGATTATAATGAGGGAGTCTATGAACAAATTTTCTTCCTCAAATATACAGGCGGCTGGAGTTTTTCTGAAATATATAACCTCCCTGTAGGGCTCAGAAACTGGTTTGTTAAACGCACAGTCAAACAATTAGAAGATGAGGCACAAGCAATCAAAGAAGCATCAAATGGCGGCGGTAATTCGCAGACGCTAACAGTTCACAATCAGCCAAAGATGCCGAAAACCTTCTAACTTAGGCACCCACCGGGTGCCTTTGCTTTTTTGTAGGAAGCCTATTTATAGGGAGAGGTAATCTTGTATGTCAAGAAGAACAGGTCGCACAGCCGATCAATTTAGTAAATTACGTCAAGAAATTGAGGCGTTAAACGCTGCAATACAGCAACTAATTGAAAGTCAACGCCAAGCAAATGCTGAGGCGCGTGCAGAATATGAGAGAAAAGAAAGAGTAACCGCTGCTTCTGATGCTAGACGTACTGCATCAGAAGACGCACGCGACGAAAAAGAAAGGCAACGCCTTGCAAGAAATGAGAAATTATTGAAGCAACAAGAAAAAAGGGTTGAAAAAGCCCAAGAAGAGTTTGACCAAGCTTCAAGCATACAAAAAAAGTTGGAAAAATTATCACAATTACAAGAAGAGCAACTTGATTTAGAGAAGAAAAAACTCGATGAAATGGACGCAACTGATGAAAAATATGCCGACCAACTTCAGAAAATACAAGATATACAAAATGGTATTAAAAATACCAATGAGAGCACAAAACAATTTAATAAAAAACTTGATGAAACAAGAGAAAAAGTAAATTCTATAAGTGAAACCGTTAAAAGTTTTACCTCTAGTCTCATGACCATTGCTAAAGGCGATTTTGTGAATGGATTTAAACAATTCGGTGGTGCGATGGGTTCTGTAGTCAAAAAATTTGCTAGTAAAAAACTCAAAGCTGGTACTGAAAGCTTATTAAATCGGATATCGGCAATGGGCACAAAAATGCCAGAGGCAGCCCAAGGTGCCTCACAGGCAGGGGCAGCAATAAGCTCGCTTGGTTCATCTTCTATTGCAGCGACTGGTGGTGCGATAGGTCTCGGTGTTGCTCTTGGAGTTGTAATCGCTGCTCTTCTTGCATTGGCAGTAGCAATTGGTGCTGCCATGATACTAGCAAAATTTACTTTAGAAATTGAAAACTCTTCACGCGAACTTGCAAAAATTACTGGACTATCAAAAGATTTTGCTCATTCTATGCACGAAAATGCAATGGAATTACGAACAGCGGGTGTGTCAGCGCAAGACCTAAATGGCGCACTAATTTCACTAAATGCTACATTTACTGATTTTAGTATGCTCTCAACTTCAACTGCAAAGAAAGTTGCCGATACAACGGCAGTACTAACAAAATTAGGAATGTCTACCGATGATGCTTCTAGAGGATTCCAAACCCTAACCAAAGGTATGGCACAAACTCCTGATGAGGCTGCCAACACAATGATAGCAATGGATGCTCTTGCGAGAGATTTGAATGTCAGTACATCGAAAATTGGTGCTGATTTTGCAGGGGCTGCAAGCCATCTACAAAAGCTATCAGGACCAGAAGCAATACGAGCATTTAAACAATTGTCAGTTGTTTCAAAGGCAACAGGTATTGAGGTATCCAGACTGCTTGCAATAACTGAAAAATTTGACACGTTTGAAGGCGCAGCCACGCAGGCTGGCAAACTTAATGCTGCTCTTGGTGGCAACTTTGTAAATGCTATGGAGCTTATGACAGCGACAAACCCAGTTGAGCGTTTTGAAATGATCAGAGATTCAATACTTGATTCGGGCTTGGCATTTGATGAAATGTCATACTTTCAAAAGAAATTCTTTGCCGATGCAGCAGGTATGGCAGATGTAGGTGAACTTGCTCTTGCTATGAGTGGAGATTTTGGTGCAGTTAACGCAGAAATTGGTAAGACACAAGCAGACTACGAAGCCGCAGCAGAAAGAGCAAAGAGTTTTCAGTCAGTTCAAGAACAATTAAAGAATTCTTTTTATCAATTAATACCTGTTATAACTCCGCTTATTGAAAAAATCGATGAATTTACTGATAAATTTACACAATTTGTTAAAGAAAACCAAAATGAAGTTCAAGATGTTTTTCGCGAACTTGGCGATGTTATGATCACTTTGGCTGATACATTTATTACTCTTGCGCCACTTATATCAGTTTTGCTAAAATCATTTGCTAAAATAGTTCAGATGGTCATGAAAGTCAACAATGAGATTGGTATTTTAGCAGTTCTAAACAGCGCACTTAAAGACTCAATGACTGTAAAAAAATCACCATCACTACTTGATGCTGTTGTTATGTTATCTGAAGGTCTGGCAGGCATAGGAGAAGGGGTGTCCAAAATATTGTCACCAGTCGGGGCACTGACCACTGGAATGAAAAAATTAAAAGATTCAATATTTGGTGGCGAAGACGGGCTGACAGCCAATGTTCAAATGACTGCTGCTGCTGTAGCGGGCGTTGGTGATGCCTCCGCACGAAGTGCTGCTGCCGTGAGGGCAACAGCACCTACAATTGCCAACAACACTGCAATTAGAAATGCAACAAACAATACAACGATTAACAACACAAACGGTGGTTCCAATACAGGAATCAGTATTAAGTTTGATAACAAGAAGTTTGCCGATCTCTTTGATGTTCAAGTTGAGAAGTCAATTGGCAGAGCAGCAAGAAAGGCGGTAATATAAAATGGCACTAGAATTTGATATCAGAAAATATAAAGACGATGGACAAATAATTGTCGATGGTTCTGATGCTTTAGCAAACCAAGCACAACAAGTCATATCTTTTCAAAATGTTAGAAATGAACAAGATGTATTTTTTAAAGCATTTATTACAGCTTTCAATGAAACCTATACTCCAAGCTTTAATGCTACAGAGGTTTTTGGTAGAGTTGACCCAATACAACAATACAAAGGCACTACTAGAAATATAACCCTTGCTTGGAAGTTACCTGCTGCATCAGAAAGTGAGGCATACGAAAACCTTGGTAGAGTTCAAAAATTGTTATTAATGTTATACCCAAGTTATCTTGATTTAGACCCCGGCATGAACCCCAATGCCCTCACGCTTTCCGAAGCCCCCCTTGTAAGGCTAAAGGTCATGAACTTGTTAACTTCTCATCCCGGCAATAATTTTGAAACAGACGAAGAATACGATGAAAATTCTGAAAAATTTAGAAATATAAATGAACCAAACACATCAAACCAGTTGCTAAGATACAGGTCTGATTCTAATAGTAGTCTTGGGATGCTTGGCGTCATTACTTCTTGCAATGTAAATCACAATTTAGAAGGTGTTGATGGAGTTTTTCAAAGAGTTGATAGTTTAGATTTTGGTGTTCCCGAAGCTATTCCAAACACTATCCTTCCTAAATTAATAGATGTTAATATCTCTTTCACGCCCTTACATGAATTTACCCCTAATTCAGAAACAACACCAATTTTTCCCTATGGTGTAAAGCTTGGCAAAACAGACGTTAAAAAAAGAACAGTTGAACAAGGCAAAACTTTAGAAGAATTAAGAGAGATTAAAAAGACCCTTGAAGAAAAACGCAGAGCAGCAGCGTCAGCGCAGCAATTAATAGATAAAAAACAGGCACAACTTCAAAAGACCGTAAATCGATTTATGAATGCGAGAGAAGGCTCTAGACGTGAAGAAAGGTTAGAATCAAAAGGACGGATATTGGCTGCCCAAATAGAAAGACAGTCAGAAATAACTGAAGAATTTAATAGTTACAGTGAAGAATTTGAGGATCTAATCTAGGATAACACAAATGGCAAACATACGCAACCAAAGACAAAACCCAATCGTAAACGATTCAGAACACTACAAAGAACTCTATGAGCGCAGAGGATTAAAGAAAATTACTCATTTTCCTACTGCCAGATTAAGACACCCCACTGTATCCGAGAGAGCAAATATAAACACCGTAGGTCATGTATGGGCTTATGGAGATAGGTTCTACAAATTGGCACATCAATACTATGGAGACGTTCGATTTTGGTGGGTCATAGCTTGGTGGAACGGATACCCAACAGAAGTAAGCGTACAGACAGGCGACTTCTTGGATATACCACTTGATATTGCCGCAGCACTAGACGCTTTGGGAATTTAAAATGTCAGAATGTATTCAAGATTCAACAGATTTATCAAAAATACAAGATTTATCTGAAGGGTATAGTGACAAGTTTGCAAGCGTACACCAAGCAAATGTGGATAGTGGTAGATGGGCTGATACAGTTTCAGGCACAGAGGTCTACAAAGAAAAATATTCAGGCACCCTAAGCGAAAGTCCAACCGCCGAGGACTTATTAAAGCAAGCAGAGTTTGCAACTACCTCTGTTAAATTAACAAGACTCAATTCTTCATACGCAGAATATGAAAAAATAAAAAACTTAACTGAATCATTAGATTTAAATTTAGTTACGAATGATGGTACAGCATTTAACCTTTTAGATGAAATAGATACTAGTACAATCTCTTATGAAAGTATTAAATCTTTTAATAGTATCAGGCAAAAAATTTATGATTTTTCTCAAATTCAATATGATGGTAGTGATAGCGGACTTAACACTGAATCTTACCAAAAAGCATTAAATCAAATAGATTCTTTAAATCAAATTATAGATTCGGCAAATTATTTAAATGATCCTACTGTTAAGTCTCTAATACAAACGTGTCCCGAACAATTAGAACAACATGCTGAAAAAGAATATATTGAAGGCGTGCAAGAGCTACTGGAACCGGTTAATGGACCGGCGCGGACTGCATCAGATATTGCAGCAGAAGCAGCAGTAACGGCTGCTGTTGCGGCAGTCTCACCCACATCCGCCCTCCTCCGCACTGCTGGAACCATTGCCTCAGTGATTGGCGAAGATGAAAAAGCAAAATTAGCAGAAAAACAGAAAAAAGAAGCTGAGGCAGGAATTGAAGCATCGCTTGCAGAAGAAGTTATATTCCAAGAACAATGTTTTTTATTAGCAAACTTGGCTGAATTAGTAGAACATAAGAAATCTTTATCTGGCTCCTTTGAATTGCCATACGCAGGCGGGATAGTGCCATCAAATCATCCGATTCACATACAAGGAGACGCATTTGCTTTTACCAATAAGTTAGCAGTTAGCCCAACACAAAAAGAACTTTTTGAGTTGACAGAACCAGAGTTGTCTTCACTGACTCCGCACATGAGATTTTTCAAAGTTGAAAGCGGAGATGACGGCAAAGACATAGAAGTAGAAATAAAGTTTGATAGTAATTCCTCTAATGATTTAAATCATTACATGTCTCGACGTAAAACAAAAACTGGTGGTCGTGGACTCGGCGTGGGTGTTAAAAGCTTTACGTTCAGTTATGATGGTACAGACCCATTTTCTGCAAAGAAAGCAATTAGTGCAAAACTTTCAATTTATTCTCCATCATTTACTGAGCTTTTAAAAGATCGTGGAGAATACAGATATGTTGACTTAGCTTTGAAAACTGGAGCCTATAAGACAGCCGATATAAAAGCAGCAGAAAAACTTAAAGAAACATTAAGTGACAAAGAGAGGCAAAATTTAGATAAACTTAATTTTAGATTAAAAGTGTTGGTTGAGTGGACTGCTTCTCAACAGGCGACAAAACTTCTTGATTCTACAAAAAAGAAAGCGCT